AATCCGAACCCATTGCCAATCGGCACAAGGTTCGGATTTATTCGTTTTGGTGGAGCCAAAGGGGAAGCAGTCGAACTTGACGGCTTCCCCTTTAACAAAAGGGTTGCCGTCCTCCCCGCATAGCATGTCCCACGTGATTTCAGTCCTGTCCTCCGAATACCACGACGTCACCACCAGCCCGTCGTCGGTTAGGTAAATCTTATCGACGAAATACTCCAGCACCTGGTCGCGGGTCTCGGGATTGTCGAAGTCCGCGTGCAGGAACTTCTCGAAGTACGCCTTGATAGTGTGCTCGTCCTCGCACAACGCGGCGCGGATGTTCTCGGCCTCGATGGCCTCGTTCAGGGCGCGCTTCTGCTCTTCGAGCTGCACCAAGCGCTCCGTCACCGTCTCGCTGATGAGGCCCGACTCGATGACCTTCACGAGGTTCGCAAGGCTCTTCTCGACCTCACGGCGCTTGGCCTCCAGGCCGTCCAGGTAGCCCGTGTCGCGGTAGTTCTTCTCGTAGTACGCCGCCGCGTCCACGGCAAGCGACATCAGGTTCTCGGAGTCGTGGAGAATCGACCGGAGAATCATCGTGACAGCATCCTCCAGCTTCTCCTTACGCACCTTCTTCAGCGTGCACTGCTTGCGGCGCTGAGCGGAGCAATAGTAGTAGTAATATGTCCACCCCGTCCCGCTCGTGCCGGACACGCCCTGCAGGGTGTTCCCGCACTTCCCGCAGTAGACCTTGCCGGTCAGCCAATAGCGCGGGGCGTCGTTCTCATCCATGCCGCGCGCCCGCTGGGAACCCTTGCGCTTGTTCTCGGCGAACTTCCGCTGCACCTTGTCGAAAGTCTCCTCGTCCACCAGCGCAGGCATGCCGCCCTCGACCACGATGTCGCCATGTCGGTACTCGCCGATGTAGGCGCGGTTCTGGAGCATCTTGTTCATCGTCTTCACGCCGAACTTCGCGCCCCGCGTGGTGCGCAGCCCCGGGCGTTCAGCTCGTCGCAGATGGTCTGCATCGCCTTGCCCTCGGCGTACTCCGCGAACATCCGCTGCACGAACGGAGCGGTGTCCGGGTCCACGATGTACCTCTTCGTGGACTTGTCCACCCCGTAGCCGAACAGCTTGTGCCCGTTGTAGAGCGCGTGCTGGGCGTTGTAGTCCATGCCTCGCTGGATGTTCTGGGACAGCTGGCGGCTGTAATACTCCGCCATGGCGTCCATCAGCCCCTCGATGAGCACGCCCTCCGGCCCGTCGGTCGGGATGTTCTCCGCCAGCAGGCGTATCTCGCACCCGGCGTCGCGGATGGTGCGCTTCGCCATCGCCAGCACGTACTTGTCGCGCCCCAGGCGGTCGGTCTTCCACATGATGAGAACACGGGGACGGATTTTCGCGACCTCCGACAGCATCTGCTGGAACCCCGGTCGGTTCTCCGTGGTGCCAGATATGGCCGCGTCCTCGTACTCCTTCACGATTTTGAACCCGTGGGCGTCCGCCCACGCATGCGCAAGCTCCCGCTGCTGGTCAATGCTCGCCTCGTTCTGCGAATGGGAGGAGAATCGGTAGTAGGCGATGGCGAGGTTGTTGTCGTTCAGCTCGAACTTCTTCTTGTGTGCCAAACTGCCACCCCCTCCCGTAATTTCTGCTTATAGGTTCTCATGGTTCTCTCCTTTGGATGATGAATTGTGTAAATGCGCATTTAATTATAAGCCCGTCGCCCCGTTGGAACGGCGGGCTTGCTTGTCATTGTCTGATTGACTGCATAGCAGCCAAATCGGACTTTGCGCTTTCCATTATCGTTCGCATGTACTTGTCCATGTAATCCCAATCAGGCTCGCCCGATGCATTGGCGGGCAGGGTAAGGTAATCGCTTTCCATGACGTCCTTGCCCCATTTGTCCCCGAAAGAGTACGGTCTGCCCGCTTCCCAAAACAGAGGTGCGAGAAAGAGCGCTATGTACTCAGTGAGAGAAAACTTCGGATAAAGCACGTTGACGTCATCGGACGCCCAGAACGGAATCGGCTGGTAAAACGCTTTGCCCGTCGCCTTCTGCCCGTTGTACGCAACGGTCATGAGTCCTCCGGGGTGAACATGGCCAATGTTGCCCACTCGTGCCGTTATGCCGTTGTTTTCAAGGGTTGCACCGATGAACGGCGTGTCTCCCTCTATCATCGCCGCTCTGGTCAGACGCGTGCCTTTTTCAATCTCAAATAGGCTGCCGATAGAGAACTGACGCCAATCGGAAGCATTGGCTGGATGAAACTCCTTCTCGACTTTCCCCATATTCTCAAGGCTTGCCCCAGATTCCCCCATGACTGCCGACATGTACTCATCCATGTAAGCCCAATTAGGCTCCCCGGACGCATCGACAGGAAGCATCAGTTCCAAACTAGGCAACACGGTACTTGAAATCTGGTCGGAATACTCGATGCTGCCCAAGGCGGCTTTAATCATCGTTACCAAAAAGGACGCAACACGTTCGTTCAATTCGATATTGAGCGGTTTCAAGCAATGTACTTTCATATCCAAAGAAGCTCTACTTGCCTGGTAAAACACCGTTCCGAGAAAACTCACGCTGATAAAGTTTTTATAAACGCGGTAGTTTGCGTCATCAACATCCTTGTAATATCCGGTGATGCCATTATTAACACCCGACACCGTGATGCGCGGCGTGGAACCGGGCATAAGATTCTTTGAAGCAATCCAGCTTCCAGTCGGGACTTGAATCTTACGACCCATTTTCTCGGTTTCGAACAGCTCTTCGACTCGAAATATTCTCCACCCGCTTGTATCAATCTTCGACATCGCCACCACCGCCTTTCCGCATAGTAACGGTTACTGACTCGTTATCGGCACTCACACGGCTCGAATACATCGCGGTGTCTAGCAGCTTCTCGCCGAACGCCTTCGCGTCGATACCCTGCTGGAACATCAGGTAATCCATTGCCGTCTTGCGGAAGTCCTCCTCGAAAATCTCGAACGGCTTCTGCGGCATCTGATAGGACAGGTGCTCGGCGGGATTCACCCACTGGCACGTATCATCGCCAGACTGCTTCTCGACTACATCGACCCAGTATGCCTCGATAGCCGCCCACTTGCCGTAGACGTCGTGGCGCCCCTTGTTCTTGACCGTCGCCAGACCATCAGACTCCATGTAGCAGGCGAAGAACTCCTTTCCGTCCTGTGCGACTCCCGCCTCGAACACGAAGATGCTCGTGGTTATGCCCACGCCGAAGAACAGGTCCTCCGGCAACTTGATGACCTTGCGCAGGCGGTGGTTCTTCAGAATCCGCTTCATCTGCGCCTTCGATGCCTTCTCCAGCTTTTTGTCCGGCAGAATAAACGCGCATTGCGTGTGCGCCGGAACGCTGTCAAGTACATTCTCGACGATGGTCATGCAGCCGTACTTGTTCTCGTACGGCGGGTTCATTAGCACTTTCGTAATCGGCTTGGACTGCATCCACTCGCAGGCCGCCTCCGAGCGAGTATCCATCTGTTCGAGGTTCGTCTTGCCGTCCTTATGAATCAGCATGTTCGCACACGCCAGTGCGTAAATCTCGCGGTCGAACTCGATGCCATAGAGCTGCTTGGACTTAATCTCGCCGGCCTTCTTCGTCTCCATACCGCCGGCCTCGTGAATCATGTTCGCCATAGCCTTCACAAGGAAGCCGCCGGAACCGCACGTAGCGTCCAGAATGCAGTCATCCATGTTCACTTCGAGAATCTTATACATGAAGTCCGTGATGTGCTCCGGCGTGAATATCTGCCCCGATTCGGACTTCTTTTTATAACGGTTGAACTCGTTAAAGAAGATGCCCATCACGTCCTCGCCTCGCCACTCGTTCGAGTTGACGCACTCGGAAATCTCGACAACCCAGTCGATGAAGTCGTTGATTGCCTTCTGGTTGTCGGTCGAATTCATCTTGATGTCGGAATATTCCTCCAGCAAGATGTCAATCTTCGCATTCTGCTTGCGACTATCCTCCAGCGACTTGGAGAGCGTTGAGTGAATCGCGGTGTGGAACGTCGCATATCCCAGATTCTTCAGGCGCTTCAATCCGGCACCGTACCGCTCGGCGACTAGCGCGCACGCCGTGAAAATCATGCGGTGATACAGGTTTTTGATGCCGAACTCAAAATGCAGGCAGTTGTTAATACGCGCTGTCAGCTGATAGATGCGCTCCTTGTCGATGCTATCGACGGTATAGAGCGACAGGTAATAACCGACATGCTGCAACTTGTCGGGCGTCTTGACTTCCTCCTCGCCCTTGAACACGCGCACGTCCTCGCCGTTGTATAGAACGCCGATAACCTTCTCGTATTGCGTTTGCATGATGCGGATGTTCTTCAGCACCTCGTCCACCTGCGCCTGACCAAGGGCAATACGCGTCGCCTTCGTCTCCAGAACAAGCGCAACTTCCGCCTTGTTGTTGGGCAAATACCATCCATCCGACTTGTCGGCAATGCCCGGAAATCCGAGCTGGTTGAACGTCGTGAGCTGGCCAACGCCAGCACGAGCCAAATTACTATCTGCAAGTCCAAGAATGTCACGTGCCAAATCGCGCACGGCATCCTCCGTCATACTTTTTGCCACTACTCATCCACCTCCCGCATGTGCTCCGCGACCCACTCGTGGATAATCGCGGCAATCGTCGTCTCGCGCTCCGCCGCCATCATCTTCAGCGCCTTCTTGTCGCTTACCGTGAGCGACAGCGAGAGCGTGGTGCGCTTCTCGTCCTCGGCGGGCGCGGCGTCCGCCGAAACCGTCTGCTCTATCTTCTTCTGCTCGGCCTCGCGGTCGGCAGCATACTTCTCGAACATGTTCGCCATAGCTCGACCTCCTTTAATCATTTACGCATTTGTACAATTATACACCTTGTGTCTCGATTTGTCCATACGGAACACGGCTCTGACCTGCGGTTATTCCCTCGGGAACCCCGCAGCCTCGCGCACCGTGTCCACCAGGGCGCGCGTCGCCCTCGCGGCCTTGCCCCTGCGGTCGAACTCGACCACGGACACGCCTGCAGCGCCCGCCTGCACGAACGCCTCGGACTGGGGCAGCGTGACCACCGTCTGGTCGCCCGCAAGCCCCTCGAACCACTCCATGAAGTCGCGGGATGCCTTAAAGCGGTTCCACCCGTTCATCACGTAGACAATCTTCGCCCGGCTGTGCTTGAACACCGCCTTGCGCATGCGCATCAGCGGCTCGATGTCCCTCGACGTGGTGCGGGTGGGGATGACCACCACGTCCGCCTCCTTCAGCCATTCCGACAGCGCCTCCTGGAGCGCCCCCGGCGTGTCCACCACGGCTACCTGCACCCCGTCCGCCTCGCGGGTGCGGTGCAGGGTGCCGCCCTGGGCGTCCAGGTCGTAGAAGCTCACGGGGATGCCGGAGCGCTCGAAGGAGAATGCTATCTCGTCGGCGACCAGAGACTTGCCCACGCCGCCCTTCTGGTTGCATACCAGAATCGTCTTCATATCGCTCACCTCGCTATACATTTAATCAATTATGCAATTCCATATTTAATTATAAGCCCGCGAAAAACGCAGTTCAACTGCCACTTCCTGGGCTTCAGCTGGGCTTTTCGTGGTCTCGAAACGGGCTTTCTCTCGTCACCCGGAACGGCTCGTTTCCCGCATCGCCTCGTAAACGAGCGGATGCCGAAAACCGCCGTCTTCCGCCCCTTGCGCGTACTCCCATCCAAAGCCCCTCTGCCGGTCTCTTCGCGTGCCGTTAGCGGGCCAGCACCCCTTGAAGGATGCCTTCGGCATCGGGTGCCCACGTGAAGAGAAAGGAGGTCCGCACATGAACGAAGGCTGGAAGAGGTTCCACGGCACGGACGAGGAGGTCATGTGGCGCATCCAGGTGCTGAAGCGCACCTCGCGCCTCTGCGCGGCCAAGGCCAAGGAGCTGGAGCGCATGGCGAAGGCCGACGGCGACATGCCCGCCATGGACCACGCGTCGCTCATGGACGTGCTGAAGCGCATCGACAACGTGATGGAGTGGCGGTTCGTGAGCGCCCTGGGCGAGGTGGTGCTGGACGCAGACATCCTCGCCGAGAGCATCGACTGCGAGACCCTGCGCTCCATGCGGCAGTGCGTCGTGAACGCCATCGTGGCCATCGAGGAGGCAGAGGAGGGGCACCATGAGTGACTTCGGCATCAAGACCTACGCCGACCTGGCCGAGACCTGCTGCGGCATGGTGCTCGCCAACGAGATAGCCAGCCGCCCGCTGGAGCCGGTGAGCGGGGATTGGGCACCCTGGGACGAGATATTCCAGTGGTACATCGTCCAGGACCCGAGCTTCCTCATGGAGCACACCGACGAGCCGGTGTGCTACGACGCGGAGCTGGGGTTGTACGTCTGGGGGATAACCCACTTCGGAACCAGCTGGGATTACGTGCCCGCGCCGGAAATCCACTGACCCACAGTAAAGGGAGCAGCATCGCGCTGCTCCCTTATCTTTTTCAACTGCCCCCGATGGGCATTGAGCGGGAATATTTTAGATAAATATCCCTAAATATCCCCCTAATATCCCCGCCAAATATCCCCAGCGCTCTATGAATCACTCGCCATACTGCTTGTCCGCATCGGCCCCGTACTTCACGCGGCCACCGGCACACCTTGCCGCCTTGTCCTCGCGTTCCTGCAGGCGCATGCGTTTCGCCTGCTCCTCGCGCTCGTCCTCGTGGGCAAGGGCCTTCTCGGCCGACTTCAGGCACTTCTCGGCATCCCACATGTTCCTGCGGGACTCGTACAGACGCCCCTCCGCAGCTTCGCGCTCCCGGCAGCGCTGCTCCTCCATGGCCTGCTGAATCAGCATGCGCAGCATCATGGCCGTCATGTCCGCCATCATGCGGGACACGGGGTCCTTGGCATCGCGCCCAGCCTTGGCGAACACCCATGCGCCAGCCAGCAGGTTCGGGCACGGGTGGTTGAGCGCGTCGCGGGCCTCCTTGGAAGCGTGGAACTCGCGCCTTGCCGCGTCCACCTCGCCGCGCAGCTTCGCCATCTGTTCCTCTGGGTGGCGTCCCGCCTCCATGAGCTGCTCGTAGCGCTCGCCCATGAACGGCTCTCCGCTCTCGCAGCTGCGGTTGATGTGCGCCCTCTGGAGGTCGCCCGCCATCTGCGCCACGTCGGACTCCTTGACGGCGTACACGTCAAATGAAGGCTCTGCCGGGGAATCCGGCTGCGGTTCCGCCGCGACGGCCGCTGCGGGAACAGGTGCCGGCGCGTCTTCCTTCTGGGCTTCCGCCTGCCTCTGCTTCTCCTCGAAGTACGCCTCGACGCCTTCCTTGGTCAGGTCGTCGGCGAGGTTGGAGGCACGGCGTCTCCTCTTGCGCTTGGTCTTGCCCAGCGGGTCGTGCGCCTTGTAGCTCCAGCCCACGGTCTCCTCGCCGGTCTCCTTGTCCACCTTGCGCACCTCGTTCAGCTCCACGCCGCGCAGCCTAAGCTCCTCGCAGAACTCGTCCATGCTGGACGACGCGTTGCGGGCTTCCTCGACGCGGTTTCTCTGCATGCGCTCGAAAGCGCCCGGCTCGAACTCGCTCTTTCGGTCCGCCCATCTCGTCCTCTGCGCGCCCGGCTGGGGACCCACCACGGAGAAGCCCATCTGCCTGCTCAGCTGGTCGTTCTTGCGCTTGACCGTGGCGTGGTCGGTGCCGTGCGCGATGGCATTGCCCGTCTCCAAATCGTGGTTCGCGATGGTGGCGTGGACGTGCACGCAACCGCCCTCGCCGTCGGTGTGGACCGTGACCCAGCACGGGACGTTGGGTGCCACCTCCTTGCACAGCAGGTAGCCGTACTCGTAGGCGCGCTGGATGTCCTCGGGGTCGTCCTTGGACAGCTCCTCGGGTGCCCACGAGACGCGCACCTCGAACCCCTCGTTCTCGCGCCCCTGGTTCTTCCTCTTCATGGCGGAACAGAAGCGCACGAACTCCTCGCGGGAGTCACCGTCGCCCATCTGAGCGGCGATGCGGTTCGTCCCGTTCTGGATGTTCTCAGTGCGCTTCTTGCCCTCGCCGAGTTCCGTGTAGACCATGCGCCCGTAGACGTTCGGCAGGGGCTGGATGTGAGTCGTTGACATCAGGTATCACCTCCCATCCCGAACCAGTAATTGACGAGCCTTCTCAACCTGCCCGGGTCGTCTGAGTACATCAGCGCGGAGAACATGTCCGACCCGAAATCCTGGCGCAGGGTCTCCACCTCGCGGGCCAGCTTCGACAGCTCGCCGCGCACCTCTTCGAGGCTCTTCTCGCACCCGTCCAGGGTTTCGGAACGAAGCATGCCCCCGCGCCCTTTCGCCTCGGCGTTCAGCGTCCTCGCAATCTGGTTCACGTTGACGCCTATGCGCCTCGCCTCCATCGCCAGACGCTCCGCGTCGGCGTTCTTCGTCACCACGTACACTGGGTTGGAGCCAGCGCCCTCGCCGGGCACGGTCCAGCTGCGCAGCACGGCGGAGCGGGTCATGCCCGTGCTCTCGCAGACCGCATCCAAAGCAGCAAGCTCCTCGTCCGAGAATCGCACCTGCACGGTACGGTTCTTGAGCTGCTTCTTGGACGCCTGGCGGCGCACGCGGCTGCTTCTCTTTTCGGCACTCACTGCCATATCAACACCTCCCTTTTTTCTATCAATCGCCCGCGTCTGTTCGACGCGATTTTTCGCAAATGCTTTCGCAGGGAAAAAGGTAGCGAGCATGGGACGTGTACATACAAAACTTCCGGTTTTTTCGCTGCAGCGAAAAATACCTCCGTTTTGTATGTACACGTCCCGCTCGCGAGGGGGCAGCTTTCGCTGTCCCCTTCGAACCCCCAGGGGTGCCCTGTTCCCAACCGGTTTCAGCCGACGACTCGGCAGAACTCTCCATTCGGAACGGGGCACGCCGGACACCCCTTGCGGGGTGCCGGATGGAGGCACGACTGCCTCCTTTACATGCCCTCGCCGTAGCCCCTCACGGGCATAGGCTCGCGTGCATCATGGGCGGAATCGCCGCCCGAATCGGACGCGGCGGGCGCTCCGTTCTGGGCGGTCGCCTTGCCCGTGTCGGCACCCTTCGAAGATGCCTTTTCGGGCAGGTTGTCGCGCAGGAAGCGCGCGGCCCTGCGCATGTCGGTGACGTTCATGTCGCCCAGCTCGGGGTACTCTTCGAACATCACACGACCGACCTGCTTGTAATACTCCTCGCGCCTCGCCTCGGCCTCCTTGATGGCCTTGTTGATGTCCGAGTAACGCTTCTTAGTTGCCATGATTGAAACCTCCTTCTGTCGTTAATCTCTCTCTGAAATCGTCAGCGCACGGTCCACGAGTGGCCGCACGTCTGGCACACAGCGTGGGTCTTCGTGCGGGGCTTCGCCGCGTTGAAAATGAGCCTCGGCACGGCGGTGATGAACAGCAAAATCAACGGCTCTACCCACCAGCCGATAAACACCCAGTACAAGCACCCGTGATGGCCCGCGCGAACGGGCGTCTGGGCAACGTGGTTCTGCACCTCCTGGACGCTCACGTAGGTGCTCCCGCAACGGGGGCAACGCATCCCGCCGCCCATAGGCGGCTGCTGAAACGCGCCCGGGTTCTGGTTGCCCATGGGCGCACCGTACACGGGCTGTCCGTAGGGCGCACCCTGCATCTGTGGCTGCCCGTAGGCCACATTCTGAACGGGCGGCGTCTGCGGCTGAACAGGGGGCGGCGTATTTACCCTCGCAGCCTCTGCCTGCTCCTCCCTGTACTCGAAATACACCGCCTGCTCCTCCGGCGTGAGAAGCCCGCGCTTGGCCTTCAGGTGCAGCTTCGCGTACTCCTCCTTGGTCAAATTCGTCATATCCTTAATCCTCCTTGTCCTCTGAATCTGTTTTGTTGCTACCGCCCGAGCCGAGAGGCACCGTACGCACGAGACCCCTCACGCGGACGGGCAGGTCGGGCATGCAGATGCGGCCCTGGTCGGAACCGCGGTACGCCTTGTTCATCCACTCGGTCACCTCGTACTCGGCAAGGAGGCGCTTGACGTCCGCGATGAGCGCCTTGCGGCTCTCCGGCCTGCCGGACGGGATGTTCCTCTGGAACCAGTGGCGGTACAGGTCGTGGACGAACTGCCACGAGAGGATGTCCCAGGATGCCTCCGGCAGCACGTCGCCCAGGAACTGGCGAACGGGGTCGTTGACCTCTCGGAACTCGTTCAGAAGCGCGGCGCATGCCTGCGGCTCGTCCAACTCGTAGTAGTCGGTCTCCGCCAGCAAGTGGTACAGCACGTACTCCAGCACCTCCTTGCGCTTCAGATAGTCGTCTTTGATGTACTTGCGCTCGCAACCCTCGAAGCGCTTCTCGAACGGAATCACCAGGAGGCGGCGGTACAGGGACTCGGACTTGTCGCGGAGCTTCGGAAGCTCATTGACGCACTGGACCATGAAGCCGTTGAACAGCACCGAGCGCGGGTCCTTGAACTTGCGGTCCATCAGGAACGGGTCGTGCGTAATGATTAACTTCAGCGCGGCGGCATCGTCAACGAAGGTGCCCGTGTCGTTCTCGTCAGTGATGATTGCGGAGACCCGCGAAAGCGGCTCCAGCATGAACGGGTTCGAGAACGCCTTCAGGGGGAGCGACGCCCACGCGCCGTCGCCCAGCAGGTTGCGCATCAGCGTGCACAGAGTTCCCTTACCGTTGTTGCCGCTATCGGAATAGAGCCACGCGGTCTTGTTCCACGCCACGTTCGGGCGGAGGGTGGCACCCACCACCTGCCAGAGCAGGTTCACCATGGCCGGGTCGTCGGAGAACTCTTCCATCCAGGACTCGACGTCCCAATCAGTGCCGTCCTCGTCGTTATGGATGACGGGGTTCTTAGCGCCCTCGACGAAATCCACGTGGCTCTTCTCGGTGAACACCATCTCCGGGTCGAAGCCCAGCAGGAACTTGTTGGCGTAGTCGTACACGCCGTTGTTCACGACAACCAGCTCGGAATCCTTCGTCTTCTGCCTCACCGGGCAGATGGAGCGCAGAACGGCGACCGTCTCGTCCACGTTGCGGGCGGAAATCGCCATATCGTAGCTGCGGATAAGGCGCTCCAGGCCGAGACGGGACGTATCGTAAGTGCCCTCGTTGACGCCATCGAACTGGTACACGCCGATGTCGAAGTTATCGTCGCTGTTCGAGTCATCCAAACGGATGCCCACCGCATGGTGCAGCTCGCGCACAATCAGCGCAATCTGGTACGGGTCCAGGTGCTTGCGCAGACGCAGGCGGGCGTCTCCCTTCTTCTGGTCGGGATAGGCGTCCTTCTGCTTCGCGCCCACCGGCGCGCTCGGGTCGCGGGGGCCCAGGTTGTACGCCTCGATGTCGTTGTTGGTCGCCTGCAGAAGTTCCCGCTCGACCTGTTCGGGAGCGGGGCGGTCGTCCATGTCGATGCCCGCCAGATAATTCTCTGTGACCGTTCTAATCAGCTCGTTCTCGGTCATATCTTGACCTGCGGAAACGGACGTGCTATCATAATCGCAGGTAGAGGCCGTCCCGGAAGCTGCGCAGGCAACGGGGCGGTTTTCTTTTTCGCCCATATTTCCACCTCCTTAATTCGTCAGCTCAATGCGCCTCACGTTCGCGCTCTTCCACGCTTCAAGGTCATCCACCTTGTAACGGACCGCATTGCCGACCTTGTAGTAACTCGGGCCTTTGCCTTGACAACGCCAAACGCGGAGCGTCCCTGCGCTCAGGCCGAGCAATTCCGCCGCTTCGTACGTTGTCATGTAAAGGGGTTTCGCCCCTTCCGTCTTCATCTGTTCTTTAGCCATAACCAGCCACCTCCATGTTCAAAATCCGTTTGGCGAAAACAAAAAAGCTCCCGCGGAAACCAAAGAAGGACATAGGCAGAAAACGCCTTGTCTATCTCGGTTTCCACGGGAGCTTCGTGTTCGTTATTTCGCCCGTGACGCACGGCCTATTCGACCGAGCGCTCGGCTCCTATTCCCGGTAGCAACCCCGCATCAAGGACGGGACGGGTGCTGAGCCATTTATCTATGTGAATATTATTATACGGCGTTAACTCGATTAACGCAATACCTTCTTTCCCGTTTCCGCGGGTCAGAGGCTTGTTTCAGCTCATATACGAGCGGAAAACGTCCGAAAAAAAATTTGCGCGCCCGCCAAAAAGCCGAAAGCAGAAGAAGGGCCGTACACAGCAGGAGAGGCTTGTTCCATTTTGTTCCACTTTTGCATTTGAAAAGTGGAACATACTTTTTCTCGTGTTCATCGGCCTCCTCGGGCAACCCAGCAAAAACCCGTTCCACTTTCATTTGAAAAACGGAACGGGGTCTTTCCCGCATCCATCGGCCTCCCCGAGGAGTGTTCCACTTGTTCCACTTTTTTCCGAAACCCTATATAGATAAAAAAGAAGTACATAGGGGAAAGGAGGATTTTTTATTCCCTATATTATGTCCTTGAAAAGTGGAACAAATGGAACAATGCTTCTACTCCTCGATAAACAGGGGATTTTTTACGTTCCACTTTTGAAAACAAAAGTGGAACAGGATTTCATCCACTTGCCCGTACTCCCCGATAAACTGGGGAAATTTTACGTTCCACTTTTTGAGTTAAAAAGTGGAACAAGAACTGCACCCGCCCCTGCTGTACCCAGACTCAAGACCCGAACCAGCCAGCCGCCCTCAGGGCGGCCAATCCCAGCATCGAGCGAGAGCGAGATGCGCACCTGCATCCTGCTTTTGCTTCCTTTGACGCTCTCAGAGGCGTTTTAAGGCACAAAAAAGCCCGCCAGGGCACACGAGTACCCCAACGGGCTTAAAACGCAAAATACAGCGTCCTATGATTGCAATACGAAATGGGAGCGCCTCTACCTGGCGCTCCCAAATCTATACACAAGCGCGAACTCATTCCGAAAGAAAAACAGTTCGACGCTTCCTATTCTGGTGGAGTGCAAGACTCCAAATCCGAACCGAAAACCGCAGAAACATCCGCAAGCGTCACTGTCTGCGTCCCGTTTTTATAATTATACGTGAGAACCAGCCGGTCGTCAAATACATAGATGCTGTTGAGGAAGATATCGATGATCTGTCGCTGGTATTCCTTGTTGTCAGGATCGCCATATTTAAACCGGCTGATCCACTCGATAATGTCCTCCCGACTGTATTTGAGATGCCCTAACTCTGCTTGCAAAATGCTGACCTTTAATTCTTCCCGCAGCTTTTCCAGCGCCTCCAGCCGCTCTTTGGTACTGCTGGTCAGGATGCCCTGCTGAATAGCATTGAGCATATTTTCAATGCCCCGATTGGTATCTGCAAGCTGTTTGCGCAGCAGCGGAAGACTATTGTTCTCGGCATTCTGCAGTTCCACCAACTTGTCCGCAATTTGGACAATCAGTTCATCATGGAAGACCCGCTGAATCGTGTATTGTACAGCAACACGTTCTATCCAGTCCTTCTTCACTGCTTTCTTATGACAGCCCAGTTTTCTTTTAGACCCAATACACTTGTAATAGCGATGAATCGCTCCACTTCTTCCGGTACCACTTTCTCCTACCATCAAGCGTCCACAGCGACTGCAAAACAATTTCGTGGTCAGTAAATATTCTTCCTGAGCTTTTGCCCTTGCCAGTGCGTGTTTGTTTTTCTCCATTCTTGCCTGCACCCTTTCAAATAAATCTTTAGGGATAATAGCCGGGACAGCATCGGGAATGACAATATCACGGTAATGATACTCCCCGATATATTTTCGATTTCGCAGCAGAACATCAAAACTGCTTTGACAAAACGGCTTTCCCTGCTTCGTTAAGATATGACGCTCGTTGAGAGATTTTATGATGCTCCGTATCATCTCTCCGCTTGCATATCGTTGATAAATTTCCCGAACGATAGGAGCTGTTGCAGGATCAATTTTTAAACGTCGGTCTTCGCCCAGCACATAGCCCAGTGGAATACCTCCTCCGTTACTTTTTCCTTTCAGTGCATTTTCCGTAAGGCCCCGATTGATCTTTTGCGCCAGTTCCGCCGAATAATATTCCGCCATCCCTTCCAACATGGATTCCAAAATAATGCCCTCCGGCCCATCAGAGATGTTTTCCGTGGCGGATGCCACCTTGACGCCATTTCGCCGAAGCACTGCTTTGTAATGGGCGCTGTCGTAACGGTTGCGGGCAAAGCGATCCAGCTTCCACACCAGCACAGTGTCAAACAACCCTTTGGCGCTGTCTTGCACCATTTTCTGAAATTTCGGGCGGTTATCCGTCTTGGCGGAAAGCGCCCAGTCGATGTAGCTACGCAGAATTGTGATCCCGTTTTTCTCTGCGTATTCCTTGCATTCCCGAAGTTGTCCTTCGATGCTTTCCTCTCGCTGATTGTCGCTGCTGTACCTAGCATAAATCACCGCCTTCATCCGCATCACCTCCATTTATATTTTTTAAGGGGTTTGGGTTCTCCCAAGGTGCGTTTGGTGGATATCCAAACGCTATGCTTGCAAAACCAGTCACCGACTGGGAAAACCGTTTTCCCAGCACAACACACTATCACAACTGCTGCCGGAAAGCTATCACCAATCTGTACAAATTCCGACCTCAAATCTATCAAAAAAGTACCGGCTGGGAAAGAAAAACTCTCCCAGCCCAGCGGGAGCTTTCAACTGTGCCGCTCCCTTTCTTCATGCCATTCCTTCAGTGCCTGTTTGCCCTGTTCACTCTCAAAAAACGCCTGCATCTGGGGAAGCAATGTGCGGGCAAGACTTTCAACCGCTGACTGCGGTATTGGTTCTGTCTTGTTTTCTAAAACGACTTGATTGGCTGACACCCCTCCTTTTCTGTAGCTCTCTTTTTCTTTCCCAGCCAAGTAGGAGGTTTGGGGTGGGAATCATTAGCTTGCCACCCCCTGTAGTCCCCCTCCAAGCAGGAAAGATTGTATGCCACAGTCTAACACGGAAAACTTGCCATTTCAAGGCTTTTGCGGTATGATATAAGAAATCATAACTTTTAAAATTATAATTCCCATAAAAAGAGGTGGAGGCATGGAAGAATATCGCTTTGAACATAAAGAGCCTTTGACACAGCGGGTGGTTTTAGCGTTAAGAGTCAATACCAAACAGTTGAAAGAACAGTTGTGGCTTGGAACAGAATACGAGGTAGAAGCTGCTTTGCGTGGTTTGGATAACCCCCTGTATCTGGCCCAAACTCGCCCACTGGGAGCGTTTTGGTGCGAGTTTGGAAAAACCTCTGCAGATGGCTGGACGGAGGCTGTGTGGACCCTTTTAGGGGCACTGTCGGCGCGGAAAGCAGCGGAGCGCACTGCCGGTGAGCGGAATGCGGCTGAACTTCTTTCCCAGCTGGTGGTGGGAAATTCCGCTGCTCTGTATGCAGCCATTCAAATTTGGGAGATGTACCTGCGCTGCTGCCGAGGAAGAGATAAATACAAAGCAGAAACTGCCCTGCGGGATTATGCGCAGTTGCTGATCCTGCCCTTTGGGGAATACTCGCCGGAGATGGCAAATTGGAAACGAGAAAATCCGGTTGTACCTGTATGGAATCATCGGGAAGACGCCAAGCTGGAGTTATGGTATCCCCATGGAGAAGTTCCCTTTGAATGTGCGGTAGTGAGTGGTTCCCTGCGACCGGCTCTTATCTATTACCGTCAGCGAATACTGGATGCCGGCATGGTTATGCGCACCTGCAGCCAATGCGGGCGGGTGTTCTTCGCTCCGGATACCCGCAGCAATCTGTGCAGCGAACGGTGTCGCAAAGCCAGTAAAAAGGCGGCAAAAAAGAGTTTCGACAGCAAATCCAGAGATGAAGAATACGAGCAGGCCTACAAGCGAGAGTATATGTTTTGGTACAACCGCATCAAGAAGCTGGAAAAGAATCACGCCTCACAGGAACAGATCCAAAGGGCTAAAACCGCTCTCCGGCAGTTCCGAAAGGAAGCTGTGGAACGTAAAAAGCAGATTCAAAGCGATACGTTATCTACGACGCAATTTATCAACTGGATGATTGGACAGGAGCCTATTATTCAAGAGATCTGTGGCAAGTAAAAAGAGGCAGGCTATCCACATGGATAGCCTGCCTCTTTTACTCGTATTGAATTTGGATGGCCAAGCGGATAGACAACAAATATCGAACGTTTTTATGATCACGATTTCTTGAAATATATTTGTCTTTTTAATTCGATTGTACTATACTTAGAATAGAAAATTCATGAGACAGATCATGACAATCCATTACAATCTCCTTTGGAAAAACTCATTGATCTTGGATTGAGTAAAACCGATATGATGCACCGTGCAAAATCAGCACAATGTTTTAGCGCGTCTCATGAACCGGTTTCTATGGATAGCATGGAAAAAATCTGCAAAGTTGCAAAGTATTAAACTGTAATATTGGCAATACGATAGCGTTCATTACGGATGAATCAAACGGAGGAAAAGACGCATGATTACAGGCACAATCAAAAATAAAGTAGACAAAATCTGGACGGACATCTGGGCGGGCGGCATTACCAATCCTTTGACGGTGATCGAGCAGCTGACCTATCTGATGTTCATCCGTTCATTAGATGAAAAGGAACTGGAAACTGAGGAATTTGAAAACATGACCGGCGAGAAGATGGACAAGATTTTCCCCCAGTCCGCCGTAGGACAGTCCATGCGCTGGAGCAAATTCAAGAATAACGATCCCCGCGACATTTTCGATGTGATTTCCCAGCGGGTCTTCCCTGCCATCAAAAACATGAAACATGGTCGTCTGCCGGACTTCACCGAGTTTGGGGAACTGGTGGAAATTGCCGACGATTCCGTCAGCGACACGCAGAGCGAGACAGCCTTTGCCCGGTATATGAGCGACGCCATGTTTCTGATCCCCACGCCCCAGGTGCTGCAAAAGATTATCACCGGTCTGGACGATTTATATGAGCACGATATTGCCGATCTGGATATGCAGGGCGATTTGTACGAGTACATGCTGGGTAAACTGGCCACCGCCGGACAAAACGGCCAATTCCGCACCCCCAAGCACATCCGGGAAATGATGGTGGAGCTGTTGCGGCCCACTCCGGACGATACCATCTGCGACCCGGCCTGCGGCACGGCGGGATTTCTGGTCTCTGCTTCGGAATACATCCGAAGGCATTACGAGGATACCATGACCAGCGAACAGTGGGAGCATTTTGCTGGGGACGCCTTTACCGGGTTTGACACCGACCGCACCATGCTGCGTATTTCTGCCATGAACTTGATGCTGCACTCCATTAGCCACCCGGGAATCGACTACAAAGACAGCGTTTCCAAGCAAAACCAGATCAGCGACAAGTTTACCATCTGTCTGGCGAACCCTCCCTTTAAGGGCACTGTGGACGCCGAAAGCATCCACGATAACCTGAAGGCTGTCACCAACACCAAAAAGACCGAGCTGCTCTTTCTGGCCCTGTTTCTGCGAATGCTGAAAAAGGGCGGCCAATGTGCCTGCATCGTGCCGGACGGCGTGCTGTTCGGCTCTTCCAAGGCCCACAAGGCCATTCGTAAGGAACTGGTGGAGAACCATCAGATGCGGGCGGTGATCTCCATGCCCTCCGGCGTGTTCAAGCCCTATGCGGGCGTGTCCACAGCGGTACTGGTGTTCACCAAGACAGACGCGGGCGGCACGGAAAACGTGTGGTTTTACGACATGAAAGCCGACGGCTTTTCTCTGGACGACAAGCGCAGCGAAATCGCGGAAAACGACATTCCCGACATCATCGAGCGGTTCCACAATCTTGAAAAAGAAGCTGACCGTCGGCGCACCGAGCAGAGCTTTTTTGTGCCAAAGCAGAAGATTGCGGACAACGACTATGACCTGTCCATCAACAAGTACAAAAAGGTGGAATATGTGCCGGTGGAGTATCCCTCGACTACTGAAATTATGGCCGACCTGCGCGAGCTGGAAATGGAGATCACCGCAGGGCTGGAAGAGTTGGAGGGGATGCTGTGATTAAGCATAATATTCTAGAGTGCATGTTACTGGTGGGAGCAACGCCTTCTTGTTTCAAAGGAGAAAAAATATATGTAAGCACTGGAGCGGTTGATTGCGATCACGTTGACTACAATCAGACTGAAATGGTTACATATACAGATCGTCCCTCGAGAGCAAATCTGGTAGCAGCAGATGGCGATATACTCTTTGCCAAAATGTGCGGTACTAAAAAAACATTGCGTGTAGATTCTGAGAGCGCTGAGTATTTGTTCTCAACTGGATTTTATGCAGTTAGAGCAAAAGAAGCAGTCATAACAACTCGGTTGTTATACCACATATTGACCAGTGACCAATTTTTAAAACAGAAAGATCATCACAGTTCTGGAGCAACACAAAAGGCAATTACAAATGCTGGCTTGAAAAAAATAATGATTTCAGTTCCCTCTCCAGACGAACAGGATCGAATTGCGGCGGTGCTGGACAAAGTCAGCGACCTGATTGCCAAACGCCGCCAGCAACTGGATAAGCTGGATGAATTGGTGAAATCCAGATTTATCGAGATGTTTGGTACAGTCAAAGAGAATCCTTACAACTTTCCGACAGTAACGCTAAAAGAGGTCTGCCATAAGATCACCGACGGGAAACACGGAGGTTGTGAACAAGAAGTAAATTCGGGTTATTACTACATAGGTGCGCGTGAAATCTACGATGGAGCAGTCCATTATGACACTGCTCCACAAATCACATACGCGGATTTTGCGAAAGATTATCGGCGTTGTAACATTGAGCAGGGTGATATGGTCATTGTTAACACCGGGGCAACCATCGGTAAATCTGCAATTGCTGTTAGCCCCCTCACGGAGAGAACACTGTTGCAAAAAAGCGTTGCCTTGTTAAAGGTAAAAACCGATATGGTTAGTGCGGAGTTTTTGCGATACTGCTATATGGCGAATCCGTCTATGTACATGGTAGAAAGCGCTTCGGCACAGCCCAATTTGTTGCTTTCGAAAATGAATGCAACGGTCATATATTTGCCACCACTTGAGTTGCAGGAGCAGTTTGCTGCCTTTGTCGAACAAACCGACAAGTCAAAATTGGCAATTCAGAAGAGCCTTGAAAAACTGGAAATACTGAAAAAAGCATTGATGCAGGAATATTTTGGGTGAGGTGTTGATTTGTGGGATTAGAACCGAAAGAAAGTACCAAAAAGAAGTTAATTGAAAACGGAGCCGATTATATAGGTTCTGCTGCAAGTGCAACTGTTGGCGCAGCAATCGGTGGAACCTTCGCAGGGCCGGCAGGTGCTGCTTTAGGAAGCTTGGCAGGAACAGCTGTAGAAAAGGTGGTCCAAACTATTGGTGCTGAAATACGCCGACGTGTGCTTTCGCAGTCGGAGACAAGAAAAGTCGAGACTGTTTATACACTTGCCAAAGAATTTATTGCAGAGAATCTAAACAATAACAGAAAGCTACGTGAGGACGATTTTTTCGATGAAAAAATCAACGGGCGGTCTTCAGCCGAAGAAATTTTAGAAGGAACACTTCTAGTGGCACAACGCGAGTATGAGGAACGTAAACTAAAGTATTTGGCAAAACTTTATGCCAACATTGCGTTTTCCACGGACATAACGGCGCCTACGGCAAGTTTTTTGATTAAACTGGCTGAGAAAATGACTTACAGACAGATCCTCATTTTGCATTGCGTCGCTATTGCAAGATATTCATCAGTTCCTATGGGGCTGCGCAAGAAAGCATACCAATCAGTTTCAGGTTTAGCAAATGTAACAATAGCAGCCGAAATATTTGATCTGTATCGTTCTAATATTCTTATGTCATCGGAAGTGATTTTTGATAGTGCTGGAATAAATCCATCTGCATTATCTATAGGAGGATATGGGGCTCATCTTTGTAATTTGATGGAATTGAATACTATATCAGGTGGTGATTCTGATACATTGGCTATGTGTGCTGATATATTTGCGTTTTTAACGGGGACAACTGTTGTCAAAGAATAGTACCAACAGGGAGGTCTTTATGTCAAATTTTTCTTTTCTTCAATCAAAACCTGAATACACCCTCTTCTCCCCTGCCTGCGTGGAAGCCGAAAAAATCTACGCCTCCGCCCCGGCTATGTGTGCAGTCGGCTGCCGCAAGGCGCTGGAATTGGCGGTTAAGTGGGTCTATTCCGCCGACAACACCATGAAAATGCCCTACAAGGACAACCTGCAATCCCTTATCCACGAGCCCACCTTTCGTTCTGCTGTGGACTACAACACCTGGGGCAAGCTGCCCTTTATCATCAAGCTGGGCAATCTGGCGGTACATACGGAACGGAGCGTGCAGAAAAGCGACGCCCTTGCTTCGCTGCGGGGTTTGTTTGAGTTCATCCAGTGGATTGAATACTGCTACGGTTCCGACTATGAAGGGCGCACCTTTGACGAAAGCTTGATTCCCACAGAAAAGGTAACTGTCGACATCAAAAAAATCAAGGAGCAGGAAAGCCTGCTGGATGAAAAAGACGCCCAAATCGAGGCGCTCCGCAAACAGATCGAGCAGATGTCCGCACAATACACTGCTAAAAAAGAGCAGCACCGGCAAGAGCGCGTCTTCCAGCCGGAAGACCTCTCCGAGTTTCAAACCCGTAAAACCTACATCGATGTGGATATGAAGCTAATGGGTTGGAAGTTCACCGGTGCGGACGCGGATGTGCAGGAGGAATATCCAGTGGAAGGTATGGCCGGTGTGGTTGGCCAGAGAGGGTACTGTGACTATGTCCTGTTTGGAAAAGACGGCCTGCCGCTGGCCGTGGTGGAAGCCAAGCGTACCAGCAAAGACCCCAATATCGGGCGAAAGCAGGCGGCTTTGTATGCGGATTGCCTGGAACGGAAATTTGGCCGCCGGCCCATGATGTTCACCACCAACGGCTTTGAAACGTATTTCTGGGACGACCAGAGCAGTCCCCCGCGGAAAGTCAGCGGCATTTTCAGCAAAGACGACCTGCAAAAGCTGATGAACCGTCGTACGGAGCGGCTGGATTTAATGAGCATTCCCATCGACGACAAAATCACCGACCGGTATTACCAGAAAGAAGCCATCCGGGCGGTCTGCGGGCAGATCGAACAGGGATTCCGCAAGCATCTGCTGGTCATGGCCACCGGCACCGGCAAAACGAGAACCGCCTCCAGCCTGACCGATGTCCTCAGCCGGGGAAAATGGGTGACAAATATCCTGTTTCTGGCCGACCGGACCGCACTGGTAAAGCAGGCAAAGGACGATTTTAAAAACTATTTGCCGGATATGTCCCTTTGCAATCTCTGCTCCAACAAAGACGACAGGAACGCCCGCATTGTGTTTTCCACCTATCCGACCATCTTAAATGCCATTGATGACACCAAATCCAAGGATGGGCGGCAACTGTTCACCCCGGCGCATTTTGATTTGATTATCATTGACGAAAGCCACCGGAGCATTTTCAAAAAGTATCGGGCGATTTTTGAGTATTTCGACGCCATGATGGTGGGTCTCACCGCCACGCCGAAAACCGATGTTGACCGCAATACCTACGACTTTTTTGAGATGGAACACGGTGTTCCTACCTATGCCTACGATTATGAAACGGCCGTGTATCAGGATCATGTGCTGGTACCGTATTATAATTATGAAGTCAAAACCAAGTTTCTTGAAGAGGGCATCACCTACGATGATCTGTCCGATGAGGACAAGGAACGGTATGAGGACGACTTTATCGAAGACGACAGGATGCCAGATTTCATTCCCTCTGCGGCACTCAACAAGTTTGTGTTTAATGAAACGACCGTGGACATTGTGCTGCAGGACCTGATGGAGCGCGGGATTAAAGTCGCCGGCGGCGACCGGTTGGGCAAAACCATTATCTTTGCTCAGAATAAGCGTCATGCCGAGTTTATTCTGGAGCGATTCAACAAGCTGTACCCGCAGTATCATGGCACATTTGCCCAGCGGGTGATCTGCGATGATGCTTATGCGCAGACGATTATCGACGATTTTAAACAGCCGGAAAAAGAACCGCATATTGCGGTGTCTGTGGATATGATGGACACCGGTATCGACGTTCCACAGGCGGTGAATCTGGTATTCTTCAAAAAAGTGCGCTCCAAGGCAAAATTTTGGCAGATGATCGGCCGGGGCACCCGCCTGTGCAAAGGGTTGACCTGTGTGGATCAGATTGATGGAACGTACACGGATAAACGCCGTTTCTTGATTTTTGATTACTGCGGAAATTTTGAATATTTTCGGGAGCATAAGGAAGGCTACGAGGCTAGAGAAGCAAAAACGCTGTCAGAAAATATTTTTGGCAAGCAGATCAAAATTGTCATGGCTTTACAAGAAAGTGCCTTTGCTGGCGAAGATTACCAGACATGGCGAGATGAGATGGTTGATACCTGCCACAAGCAGATTGCAGCGCTCAACCCGGATCTGATTGCTGTAAAATTGCGGATGCAGGTTGTGGAGAAGTATAAAAAGCGGGATGTCTTTGTTTCTCTCAGCGAAGGAGACAAAGGCGAGCTGCTGACACAGATTGCACCACTTATCCGATCGGAGGAGGCCGATGAGTTTGCCAAGCGTTTTGACAACTTCATGTATGGTCTGATACTGGCTCATATCGAGCAGCTGCCTTCTTTTAAGTATGCCAAAAAGCAGTTGTGTGATATAGCCGTACTACTGGAAAGCAAAGCCAGCATTCCGCAAATCAAGGCAAAGCTACCGATACTTGAGGAGATTCATACCGATGCATTCTGGGATACTAATGATATTCTGCTGTTTGAAAAGGTGCGGAAAGAACTGCGTGATCTGATCCGTTTTTTGGATGAAGGTGGAGGTGAGCAAAAGCGTATTGTCACCAAACTGACTGACCCGATTATTGACAGCCAAGAAGGCGTTCAACTGGATGCAGCCTATGACTTTGAGGATTATCGCGCTAAGGTCAACCGCTATGTAAATGAACACGGGAACACTCTTGCGATTTACAAGTTGACGCACAACGTTCCGTTAACTATGGGAGATTATCAGGAGCTGGAACGAGTGTTGACCAGTGAATTGGGAAACAAGGAAGACTATAAACGAGAGTTCGGCGATACGCCCTTTGGCTTACTCATTCGTAAAATCGCCAAACTGGATCATGAAGCGGCCATGCAGGCATTTTCCGTTTTTATCAACGATCAGTCACTAAATCAAAAACAAATCGCTTTTGTGAATAAAATCATTCATCACATTGAGCTGAATGGATACATGGAAAATGTTGCGGAACTTACCAAACCGCCTTTTGACAAGCCAACCAGCTTTATCAAACTATTTGATGCGAAGACTCGAACGGCTTTGATCGAGACAATCAACCGGGTACGAGAAAATGCAATTCAGATTGCAGCATCATAATACCGAAAAAGATACCGAAAAAGCAGAAGGACAGGTGTTTATACCTGCCCTTCTGCTTCTATGATAAATTTTCAGAAAAAGTAATAAATCCGAACCCATTGCCAATCGGCACAAGGTTCGGATTTATTTGTTGTGTCTAAAGGGACAACATTTCATACAGTACGGCGGAAATAAAAAGCGGGAAAACACAACATGAGGTGTTCATTCCCGCTATTTTTCTGCCCGCGTACCTATATCTTGTATTCCTTTGCCTTGGAAATGCACACCCCTAATCTATGAGGTAGTGCCGCAGCAAATCCTCCCGGCCATCTTCTTTCAGTCGTTCTACAGAATAGCGCAGCCATTCCTCCGGGGTGGGTACATCCCCGGAGCATGGTATCCGTTCCCATTGCGCCCGGCGCTCCGGGTCAGGGTCATGTAGGCCCTCCCATATCCGCTTTGAGATTTTCTCTTTAACCTTTTCCACAGTCGTATGATCCCGCTCCGCCAGCATGGCGAAGAAATCTTTTCCATTCTCTTGCAATGTAAAGCCTCCTGTCTGTATGAATAGTATCTCCATGTGCGGCCCATGATATAAACTACTCTATGCCCCACTTGGGGAATATAGTAGCCACCGATTGTGACTATTATACCACCCATTTGGGAATTAGAATAGATACAGATGGGCAGGTGATGAAATGGACGCACAAAAGCGGATCAAGCAGCTCATGGAGGAGCGCGGCTGGACGGATTACAGGCTGGCAAAAGAGGCAAATCTTTCTCACTCCACAATAACCAACCTTTTCAAAAGGAATAATGCGCCGACGCTTCCCACGCTGGAAGTGATTTGTCGTGCGTTTGGAATAACCTTAGCACAGTTTTTCGCGGAAGGCGGAGAAGCTGTGGAAATAACGGATGAACAGCGCGAGTTTTTTGCAAAATGGAGTACACTCACCGAGAAGCAAAAAGCCCTGCTGCTTGAATTTATAAGCACCTTGCAGTAGAGGGAAAAGAAAAAGACCGCAGGCCGGAACCTGCGGTTTTCTCTTTGCCTTATTTCATTATACAGCCCAGCGCAATTCTGGCCCGCCGGTATTCCGGGAGCGGGTTGCCCTTTATGCTCTCAATGGAAACCACTTGCTTTTTGAGCTTTCCTTCTAACCGCAGCGCCTGTCCGCAATCCCGGCAAAGGCGGGAAATATCGCTGACTAAAACTGCGTCTATCATGTGACGGTGGGCCAGCCCGGCCATTTCCCGGATGCCGGGGCGGTTCAGGGAAAGGCCGCTGCCGATCTCGGCTATTTCCGCCACAATATCATAGCCGCGCTCTTTGGCATATATGCGCAGCCGTTCTTTCTGCACCTCTAACAAGGTATCGTCTTGATCCGCGCGGGCGAGGCGGCAATAGACCGCCACCCGCATTGTTTTCCTTGCTTCCTTCTCCATTATGCTGCCCTCCATAATTCTGCCGTGATTTCGACCTGCCGCCCGTCGCGGAAGGTGAACACCAGCCTTTTATCTTCGTAAACCGTCACATAGTCCACCGTGGAATACCAAAGCTCCTCGTCAAAGGATTGCACCAGTTCCTGATGGTTGTTCATGTTTTCCATGAACAGCCGGATTCTTGTCTTTTTGGCATTGCGTTCCTGCCGAAGCTCTGCGATTTCCGCCAGCCGTTTCCGGGCGGCTTCAAACCGCTCAGAGTAAGCATCATACCGGTGGTTGTATTCTTCCTGATCCATGGCGGTCTGCGCATTTTCAGAAATGATTTTCTGAATAAGCCCCAGTACAACCTCGCTTTCATTTTCCAAGGTTTCCTGTTCTGCATCCAAGTCTGCCGTATCGGTCAGCGCCGCGATCACTTCTTCGTAGGCCTCTATAATCTCGTCCCGGCTCCCCAGCACGATATTGAAAGCGGCCAGAAATGCGGCTTTGATTTCACCTTCTGCAAGATGGGGCGTGGAGCAATGCTGGCCCCGGTATTTTTCGTTACACTGCCATACAAGGCTCCGGTTTTCCGTGTTGGAGTGCCAGACCTTACTGCCATATATGCCGCCACATTCCCCGCAGATAATGCGCCCGGAAAATGGATGCTGGCAGCTTGTGAAACGCCCGTCCGTTTTCCGGGTTTTCAGCTCATACTGCACAAGCTCGAATACCTCCGGTTCAATAATTGCCGGATGGCTGTTCGTCACATAATACTGCGGCACTTCGCCCTCGTTGACCTTTTGCTTTTTGGTGAGGAAATCTACCGTGAATTTCTTCTGCAAAAGCGCGTCGCCTTTGTATTTCTCGTTGGTGAGAATACTTTCCACTACCTTGGCCCGCCACACCTTCTTTCCACCCGGTGTAGGAATCCCCTCGTCTGTGAGATAGGCAGCAATGGCCGAAGGAGATTTTCCATAGAGGAACAGCCGGTAAATGAGCCGCACAGTCACCGCTTCATCCTCAACAATGACTGGAAGCCCGTCCGGGCCTTTTTCATAGCCAAGAAAGCGCCGATAAGGAAGGCTCACCTTTCCATCTGCGAACCGCTTGCGCTGGCCCCATGTGACGTTCTCGGAAATAGAGCGGCTTTCTTCCTGCGCCAGAGAGGACATGATGGTAATGAGCAGCTCGCCCTTTCCATCGAGAGTGCGGATATTCTCTTTCTCAAAGAAAACTTCGATCCCTTTTTCTTTCAATCTCCGCACTGTGGTTAAAGTATCCACAGTATTGCGGGCAAACCGGGAAATGGACTTGGTGATAATCAGGTCGATTTTTCCGGCCAGCGCGTCGGCTACCATACGGTTGAAGCCGTCGCGCTTTTTGGTATTGGTCGCAGAAATTCCTTCGTCGGTATAAACCTCAATAAATTCCCACTCGTCCTTAGACTGAATATATCGGGTATAATAGTCTACCTGCGCCTCGTAGCTGGTGAGCTGTTCTTCATTGTTGGTGGATACACGGGCATAGGCAGCCACCCGTAGCTTGCGGGCCTCATTGCTCAGTACATTGATCGGAAGCCTGTCTTTTTTCGCAGGGATCACTGTTACCCGCGCCGTTGTTACTGCTGGCATTGTGCAAGCCTCCTTTCTGCCACCTGTCTAAGCGCCAATTCCCGCGCCTTCTTGCGATTTTCCGGGTTCCAGCTATGGCGGCGAGAAGGATTATCCCAAGTTTTTGTCACGGTATGCCCGTCATAGAAAACAAAGACCAGCGTTCCATTTTCCGGCACCTGAATTTCTTCCACCTTGGCCGCAAAAGCCGCCTCGTCAAATTCTGGCAGGCCCATGGCCTCGGCAGTCAAGCGCTTCAAAATATCCTCTGGAATCTGCTTGGCATCACAATGCGCCTTTCCTTTTTGATTAAAGGTGCGGCATAGCCAGCCCCGCTTTTCATAGGGAGTGTTTCCATTGAGAACCTTCCGGGTGAATGCTTTCCCGCATTTTCCACAATGTATTTTTCCGCTGAATGGAAAGCGGTTCCGCTCATAGCTGCCGGAGCGTGGCTTATAGGTGTCTGCCCGTCGGGCGCGTTCCGCCAGAATCTTCTCATAGGTTTCCCTGTCGAGAATCCCCTCATGGCAGCCCTCTACAAAATACTGCGGCTTTTCACCGTTATTTTTTCGCTGCTTTTTGGAAATCGGGTCTGTCACAAACGTTTTTTGCAGCAGCATATCCCCGACGATTTTTTCGTTACAGAGTAGCCCGACAATGGAATTTCCTCCCAAGTTGGCACCATGCCTGCCCTTGATATTTGCGGCGGCAAAGGCATCTTCCAATCTATACCGCCCGTAACCTTCCAGATACAGGTCTGCGGCCAGCCGCAGGATTTCCGCCTCCTCCGGCACAATTTCCAGCCTCCCATCGACCTGTCTGTAACCGTACATGGTAACACTCCAAGGCAGGCCTTGCTCGTAGTTGGATTTGATACGCCACTTCTGGTTCTCGGATACCGAGCGAGCCTCTTCCTCTGCATAAGCAGCGAGGAGGGTAAGCAGAAGTTCGCCATCCTCGCCCATCGTGTGAATATTTTGTTCTTCAAAGAAAACGTCTACTCCCATGAGCCGCAGTTCCCGGATGGTACGAAGTGTTGTTACCGTATTGCGGGCAAACCGAGAAACCGATTTTGCAATTATCATGTCAATTTTCCCGGCCTTGCAATCAGCCAGAAGCCGTTGAAATTCGCCCCGGCTGTCCTTGGTGCCGGAAAGCGCCTCGTCGGCATATACACCCGCGTACTGCCAGCCGGGCGTTTTCTGAATCATGCCGCTATAATGGCTGATCTGCGCGGAAAGGGAATGAAGCGGAGCTTCTCTGCCACTGGATACCCGCGCATAAGCCGCCACGCGCTTCATTTTTGATACTTTGTGCCGCGCTGGCGGGGTAATTTTTTGAATCATGCGTTCCATAAATACGCCCTCCTTTCAGGACACTGATGTTATAGGAAGCCACCCTGAAAAGAAAGGCTTTTCAGCAGAAAATACCGCCCAAAACAGGCCGGAATTTAACCGCCAGTCTGGCCTCAATGCGCAGAAAATCCGCCTCATTTATGATGCCTTTTTGCAGCATTTCACGGGCCACTGCGAGGGCCGCCTGATACTTTTTCTCCCGGTCAAACTGTTCCTTTGTCATGGGTGCCTCCTTTCTGGAACCGCGCCGCTATATAGCAGGCATGGGAACAATACTTCCGTTTCCGGTTCCCATAGCTCTGAAATTCCTGCCCGCAATGGGCACAGATGGCCGGATAGAAGGCGGCTTTATGGATAAGCTCCGGGTGCAGCTTCCACCATGCGCGGCGGCAAGCCTCGGAGCAAAATTTTCTCTGTTTTCTCTTTGGGGATTGTGGAAGCGGCCTGCCGCAGTTCCGGCATACCACCACCGGCTCTTTGGAAGCCACTCCGGTGAGGTTGTTGCGGCGGCAAAAGCTCTTGACCGTATTCTCGGAAATACCTAACCGGGTGGCAATCGCTCCATAACCGAGCCCTTCGCAGCGCAGATAGCGCACCTGCTCTTTCTGTGCATCTGTCATGGAATCGCCTCCTTCTTATAAAAAAGAACGGCCCCGAAGGGCCGCCCACCATGCTTAGTTGGGAAGTTTCAAGACCTGCCCCGCATAAATCACGTCGGAGGTCAGGCCATTTAGTTTCTTGATTTCATTGTACCGGGTGCCATTTCCGAGGTGCTTTTCTGCAATGGCCCACAAGCTGTCGCCCTTCTGCACCGTGTAGGTAGAAGCGGCTGCACTGCCCGCATATACAACCTTTCCAGCCTCATCAAAAACAGAGTAACCGGGATTTTCGTCGGCACAGCGTTTTGCGTTGTCCAGCACATTGAAAGCGCCCTTTTGAGAAGCAGCATCCGCCCAGCTCTTGCGTACCCGGTAGAGAGTGCTGCTGCCGGTGCTTCCAGAAGTGGAGGGATAAACCTGTTTTCCGCTTTCGTCAAAAACCGCATAGCCGGGGTTCTTATCTGCCAGTGCCTTGGCGTTATCCAAAACTGCAAAGGCCCCAAGCTGGGAGGAAGCATCGCTCCAAGATTTTCTCACCCGGTAAAGGGTGCCGCTGGAAGTGTCGCCAGAAGAACCCCCATCCATCTTTGCTTTTACCGCCTGTCGGAAGGTGTTCATGGTGTAGCCCATACCAAGCTGCGTCCATAAATGCTCCGGGTCGCCATGGTTAGAGGCGATCCCCCTGCTGTGGCCTTCCTTATGGCTAATCACCACGCCATCGGACAGCGGGTTCAGGCCGTATTGCTTACAGAGCATGGCAAACAGCTCCACCGCCGCGTTGTAGGTACGCTCGGCCACTTTCCGCGCCGTGGCAAGGTCGGAACAGGTAAAGGTTGCGCCGCCCGTGTATTTGATACAGGCAGGCTCGCACATTTCCACCCCGATATGGGTATTATTTCCACTTCCCTTGGAGCCGGAACCACAATGCCAGCCGCGATGGTTCCAAGGAAGCGTCTGATAGACCGTCCCGTCGTTGCCGTCAATAAAACCATGCACACAGGCATTGTCATAGCTGGGGCTGTTCCAAGAATTGATAAAGGCCGACGCCTTTGGCTGTGGGCATCCCACAGAATGAAGCATCAGCCCCTTTACCGTGATTTTTCTTCCTGCCGTATAGCAGGGGTTCTTTGTCAAAAACGATTCCACTAATTTCATACCGATTTCTCCTCCTGTTTCTTCTTCAAAACCGACGACGCTGCCGGTGCCGTATTCATGCACCAAAGCAGCGCCGTCATAATAAAAGGCCAGTATTTCGTTGTAAGGGATTTCCTGCCGGGCCGCCCACATACAGCCCACCTGCGAAAGCCCCACGCCATGGCTGGCGGACGTTGGCTTTTCCTCGCGGGCCGCCGTATCCCATGGATCAGGCTTATTGACATAGTAGGGATAGTCCCGGCTCCATACCTCGCCGCTGCGTTTGCAGGTGCCTCCATTAGAGGCAGAGTAAAAGCAGTCGATAATCTCACCGCCGTAGGTCAAGACCTGCCCGGCGGTTTCCGTTACAGCCTGCCTGCTGCGAGGGCTGCTCTCTGCCAACGGGGCGCGGTATGCCTGAAAGCTGGTGGTATCGTCTACCACCGTTCCGGCCATGGCCCGCTTAACCGCAAAGGTACGGGCGGCCACCGCCTGCGCTTTGAGCGCCTCTATGTGGGAGCTTTCGTAAATCTCGGAAGGCACCACACCAAGGAGATATTCCTCCAAATCCAGCTCCACCGGCCCCGCGCCAAGGAGGGCGGTATTCTCGGCGCGGGTCAGTTTTACCGTGATCCTCATTTCTTGCCCTCCGTGTCTTTGTCTGCATCGGTGCGGTTATGGAGCTGCGCCAACACATCTTTGAGCTTTTCCGGGATGGGCAGGCCGATGTGGGCCGCATTTTCCAGAAGGCTTACACCCTCGTTGGAAATGTAGAAGAAGATCACCGCGGTGCGCAGCGCCTCCCCGGAGCCGATAAGCTGGGTGTCAATGAGGTTCCCGATTCCCACCATTACGAAAATGAGAACCTTGCGGAAAATCCCGCGAAAGCCCACATTGCTGGACAGCTTCTTATCCACAATGGCGCACATCACGCCGGTAATGTAGTCGATCACAACAAAGGCAATCAGCGCATACAAAAAACCGTCCAACCCTCCAAGAAACCAGCCGATTCCACCACCTAAGGCGGAAAGGGCCACCTGAATCCAGTTCCATACATTCTTCATGTTTCATCCTCCTTTTACATAAGGAGCGAGCGCCTGCCTTGCGGCAAAGCGCCCGTTCCGGTTTTATATTTGCTTCGGCATGACCTCCCACAGCCGCATATCCTCCTGTCCCAAAGACCAGATAGCAATGCCGCGCAGGCCCCACCGGTAAGCAGCCTCGTTAGCCCAATACACCAGCGAATCCACGTCCTGATAGTAAAGAATCGAAAAGCCGTCTGCGTCGCCCAAAAACAGGCGGGCTGTCCAGACATTTATATCCCGTGGGATCACCCTCGCCGTGTAATCATTCCCGCAGGATAGTTCCAGCAGGTGGGAATGAAAGAAATCATAGTCGAGGGAAATATCCTCGCTGCGAGTAGAGCCTTCGTCCACGTCACTGTTGACCGAGAAAATCTGAAATTCCTCGTCCCACGTTACACCGGAGCGGGCAATGCGCCCAAAACTGGTGCGCCTGCCATCCGGGTACACCACATCGAAACATTCATAAGGCTCATAGGCCCAAGCGTCCCCGGCCCGCAGAAGGTCACAGACAATCTCGTTGTCCGCCTGTATGCCCGCATAACCGGAGGTGGCGCTCACCGTAGCGGTAAAGCGCAGAGTATAGCTGGAGCCGGAGTACACTCGGACGCGGTTCCCACGCTTGCGCATCTCGATGGTGTAAACAGTCGGGTCACTGTGAAGCGCCGCGTCCGGGGTTTTGGAAAAGCTGGTGGAGTAGCTCCCCAAAAGCGAGGAGCCTTGGTATAGCTCTACCCGCTGAGTATCATAGTTTAAGCAGCAGAACAGGTTTCCAAGGAATACCCCCGCCCGGCCACCGCCATTTTGCGGGAAACCTACCCGCGCCCGGATATGCAGATCGGAGAAACCGTCGTATTTCCACGCCAGCTTCCCGGAGCCTTCCAGCAGGGAATAGGGCCTGCTTTCGGTGGTGTAGCTTTCCCGCCACACCGACCATTCCCCGGAAAGCGTCGTCCAGTAGCTGTCCGGCAGAGGGGTATCGTCCCGGAAATCCTCATACCAGACAAGTGCCGAGTCTGGTTTTCGCCGGAGCATTTCACAAGTGAGCTTGAAGCCTTTGTCCGGGGTAGCCGGATCGCCGTTTACGTCCAGAAACTGCCGGGGCGAAAGGGTAAAGGCCGCTTCTCCGGCGGAAGGCTCCTCGGAAAAGCTACTGCATACCCGGAAACCGTAAAACTGCACGCCGGGAACGCCGCCGCTGATTACCAGCGTATGACTGCCTGCGGAGAGGCTCCTGCCAGTAGCAAAGGAAAGCCAGCAGGTGCGCCGCCAGTACGGCCACCACAGGCGGTTTTCTGAAAAAGTCTTGGAGCTTCCGTCCACCGACACATTCAGCGCGTTCTTATCCCAAAAAGGAAAAGCAAGCCGCACTGCTATGTCATAGGTGCCTGCCTGCTCAATCGTAAAGTTAAAGGTTGCTGTCGCGCCTTCCCCCAGCACTGTCATATAATCGGAAATGTTGGCGATCCCGGTATAGGAATCCGGGGTGCCGCCGCCACGGTCAATGTAGATCGTGCCGAAGGAGGTCTTTTGTTCCTTCCCGTAACAGGTCAAATAACGCCTGCGGTTGTAGACCTCTTTTTGCATAGGGGAAACCACCGAGGCCGCGTCCCAGCCTTCCATGTAGTCATAGACTTGCGGCAGCGCCCAAGGCACCATATCCACGTCATCCCAATAGGCAATAATGGGGATCATAGGCTGGGGCGGCGCATCCCCGGTAAAGTTATAGCCGCCAGTCATCCAGAGCTTGGCGGCATAGTAGGTGTTGGAAATCCCCCGGTAGGTTTCTCCCAAGTTTTCCGGTGTATCATAAATCTGCCAGTTCCAGCCGTATCCGGGCAGACCCATGAAAATCTTCTCCGGTGACATGGCTGTGACCGCGTAATCATAGATCCCCTCCAACCAGCTCCGGGGGGATACGGGGCCGGGGGCGCTGCCCGCCCATGCCATACCGTAAGACATGATGGAGGCGGTGTCGCAGTACGGGTTCAAATCGGCATAGACACACCAATTCTCACCGCCCACGCTGCCCTGAACGCCAGTCATGCCGGGCAGGCAGATATTGACGAGCTTAGTGGGATTGTAGGCTTTGACCGTCTGGTAAATATCCCGGAACAAGCTGTTTGCAGCCTCCCGGTTCTCATACCCGCCACCGCGTTCCAGATCAATATCCACCCCGGCGCACCATGGATATTTTTCCATAATGCGCACCAGCTCGGTTAAAAACTTATCTTTCGCCCCGTTTGTGTTATTGCGCAGGGCTGTAAAAATGCTGGCGGTGCCGTGGTTCATCACGGTTAGCATCCAGTGGATATGAGGCCACTTGTTGATGTAGGTCATCATGGTGGAAATACTGGTTCCGGTTTCTGAAAGCGTCCCGGTAGCGTCCACCTCAAAGGTGAAAATTCCCACCGTATCCAGCCGGTCGCCATAGTCTCGCAGGGCCTCATACATCCGGGCGTTCTGCATGAACGACCAGACCATACAGCGCCTGCCTTGTAGATAATCCCTCACAGCGCATCGCCTCCTTCCTGCATTTCCTGAAAGACAAAGAGCAGCCGGGCAGACTTGCCCTCCTCCAAAGTGACCGGGTGCTTGCTGTCCCCGGCAGCCGTGTACTGGAAAAAGCCGCGCTTTTCCGTGGGGTTCCCGTTGAGCAGGCATTTCCGGGAAGTAGCCAGAAGCGCCAGCTCGTCCCCGGCGCTTACCGCTGCCGGAAAGGCCGCCTTATGTGCGCCTGCTCCCAACGCGAGCGATATACTGCCAGCCGCCATGTCCTGCACCGGATAAAGGTAACAGTCCAGCCCCGTCGTATCAGAACCGAGATTAAATAGCACTGCCGTTTCCGCCGAGCGCACCACACCGTTATAAAAGCGAGGCGGGACAACGGCTCCATTTTCCCGGTACTTTTGCAGGAGCGTTTCCGTATGGATCACATATCCCGTCAGCCGGTCGCCCTCCTGTACCATCAGGTCGGTGAAGTAAATCCGGCCCGTACAATCAGAGATCACCGGTTTTACAGTAATGCTCACCACCCGCTGATCCTGCTTTGTCAGGATTGTTTCTGAAAATCGTGTAAATTCAGCCATGCCTGCCTCCTTATCCGTCCAGAGTCCACTGGATTTCGCTGGGATGGCCTACCCAGCCGGTAGCAATGGAGCCGCCTTGTACCATAATGTCAGTAAAGTACACGGTTCCTGTGCAGTCGGTAATACAAAGCCGGACGGTAATGGAGCGCAGTCGCCCGTATCCCTTAGGGGATAAATCGGAGGCAGTCTGCGTAAAAGAAGCCATAGGCCGCTCCCTTCTATATTAAAAGAGGTCGATAAACCGCGTTTCCGTGGTGCCGTCCTCATATTCAAAAGTTACTTCAATACCGACCTGTCCGCTGTCGCCTTTTTTCAAATCCTCCGAGGCGATCTGCGCCGAGAAGGTATAGCTGCGGCGGCTGGCCGGATAGACGGTCTGCGCAAGGCTCTTTGTCATTCCCAAAACTCCCTCCGCCTTAAAGGATGCCGTACCGGAAACGCCATTTTCTGCGTCCACCTCAAAGCCGGAGTTCGTCCAGTAATTCATGCCGCTGTCGGCGCGGGAATTGCGCAGATGGTTGAAAGGAACCATGTCCTTTACTTCCTGCCGGTCAAGCACATCGGTGGAGGCCAGCACGTCGGCGGCCTTATCCCATTGCGCTGAGGAATCCCCCAGCTCCCGGAGGGTAGTGGATAATTCCAGCACTGTTTTCCAAGGCTCCTGCAGGTTGTACTGGCGGCGCACCACGCGGGTTCTCACCGACAGATTGAGGTCTTTATCGTCCACCGTTACAAGATCACCCAGCGCCCACGCCTCATGTTCATACCCGGTCAGAGCCGACAAATCCATAGCCGAGAGAACATAGGAAACGCGGGGCTTACAGTATTCCGCCAGACGCATCTCGGTGTATTCCAGCATTTGATAGGGATTGGTGAAATTCGAGCAATCCAACGTGGAAATCCGCACTTCACTGGTATAGCTGAAATCCTCCACATACTCCTTCCCATCATTGATTGAAGCGAATGTCATTCCGTCCTTGCCGTAGGCGTAGAGCCTTGTTACAAGGCTGCGGGTATCGACCACCCGCTCAATGCTTTTGAGATTTTTCCGATAGGCGAACAGAGCGCCGCTGTCCTTGCCGCCAAAGGTCAGCAGGTGGACGAGCCGGTTCGGGCAGTCAAAAATCAGGTCGCCGCCGTGGATATTCTGCGTGGCCCGCAGAATGGAAAGGGCATTTTTCTCGGTGCATTGCCACGTCCGTTTGGTCGTGACATTCACTGTTCCAACCGCCCATCCTGTACCGGAAAGAGCGTGGCGCATAGGGGCCTCGGCGGTATCCGCGTTAAAATCCACCGTTTCTTTTTCCTCGGAAAAGGAAAGGTCATAAAAGGCTGCCTCCGCATATACAAGGGTCACAATCCGCCCGTCTGTGTCCTTTGTATCGGTGAGGGTTCGTATGCGGTAAATATCGTTGACGATCTGCACCTGCTTTTCATTGTCCAGCATGGCCCGTTTCGGATCATGGAAGGGCAGATAAAATTCCATCGTATCAGCCCCGTTGACCTCACTGGTAACGACAATATCAAAGGCATTTTCCAGAACCGCCTCCCATGCGCCGTCCTCGTCCAGCACCACAGGACGGGCAAAGCCCAGCTTTTCATAGGGGGCCTTTGGTATATCATGGAGCTGGATTTCCAGCAGTTTCGGTGTTCGGCTGGCATCCTCGGTGGCAAGCGTCACCCGGAAACGGATATATTGACGGTTCGATGATTGCAGCTCGCCGCTGGGGCCAATCCCCTGCCAGCCCGACCATTCCTCCAAATCATCCGAGGTGGAGGTTTCCACCTGTTCAATAGAGGTCACGCCTGCCGTATATTCACTGGTAACAGATACGCGGCCTGAACCGGAAAGGGAGCAGGCCGCCGCTTTGGTGATAAGCTGCCCGCTGGCAGGATAGGCCCCGTCTGAGTTTCTGAGGGTAACGCTCCCCGGCTCAGTAAGCGCGTCCACATCGCCGGACAGATCGCCGCCGTTGGCAAACAGGGTGGCCTTGAAATATTCCGCCAGCTCCTCCGCCGTTAGCGCGGAATCTGTATCCAGAAACCATTCGTCAAAACCGCCTGCATAGTAATACTGATCCGCGTGCATCCCCATAATGAGATCGGCCACGCAGGAACGGTTCAGCTCTCCGTCAATGGTGAGAAAATCAGAAATCCAGACCACGCCGGAGCTGCGGTCACCCACTACATAGCAGGCGCGATATGCGCCCGGCTCAATGACCGCCGCAAGAAAGTACCAGCCGTTATTCACCAGAGAAAACGGAGGCGTTACCGATTCGTCCAGAATAAGCGAACCGGAGGAATTGTAAAGCATCAGGCGGGGCTTTCCGCGAATCAAAGAAAGATAGAGAATCGGTTGGCCCGGCCCCTGCCTTGTGTTAAAAATCGGACAGTAGGTATTTCCCACCGAGTAGGTGGTGGGATTCATCCAGCCGCCTACCACAATCCGTTCCCCCAGCGAGGAGAAAATCGAGCCATCATTTACGGCTTGAAGATATGTTTTCTCTGAGGTGGGGTTATTGATATTCAGGCGGAAGTAATACCCGCGCCAGCCTTTCATCATGTTGGCGGTGGTTCCGCTCCAATGGATAATATTAAAATCCCTGCCATGGCCGGAGGAATCCATGAGCCGGTCATTGCTGTCCGGTTCCGATTCATTAAAGCGCCACAGGCCGGATTCTGCCCAAGCGGCAGGAAATTCTCCGGTGAAATCCTCCTGCAAGGTTAAAGTTGTTTTTACCGACATATCTTACCTCCAACGGCTCTTAGCCTGAATGTGAAGCTCCGTGAAAACCGCGCCGCCCTCGGTGGCGATGGAAAGGGCATTGAGGCCCCGGCGAAGCAGCGGAAAGTTTAGTTCTTCCAGACACGGCAGCCCATTACGCAGGGTATTGCCCGCGCTGTCTGTCACCTTGGCTGTCACCAGCCCGGTATCAATGACTAAAATCTCGCCATCCGCCAGAGGGCCGACTACGCGCAGCGCCTCGCCGTTTGTGGAGAGCAAAATCGAGCCGGAGGAGATCGTTCCTTTTAAGGCATACACCGGTTCGGAATCCGTGTTTCCAGTTTCACGCTTTATTTCATGCTCGCCGGTCTGTGAAAAAGTAAAGGTTTCATCGTCCAGCGCATAGCCGTAAGGATCGGCGCAGAGAAAACGAAGGTTAAAGGAACCGGCAGCCCGAAGGAGCCGTTCACAGTCCACTGTATCGGAGAGGCGGGCCATAAAATACCGGTCTGGCACATCGTCCAGTACAAGCTGTTTTGTGCCAGCCGTAGGGTCGAGCCATGCCGCTACCTGATCCAAAACCGCCACCATATCGGAAAAAGTTTTCTGCGGGTAGACATTGCAGGCCACGTCGATATACCGCTCGCCGCTGTCGGCTCCAAAATCCGCAAGGCCCGCTTTTCCGGGGACAGTTTCCGTATTGCTCCGAAGGCTCGGAACCATCTGCCAGCCGGTTAGGTGGGCCTTGATATTCATAGATTGAGAAGTAATTCCGTTATACTGAAAGCCCAAAGGCCACACCTCCTTATGCTGTGATAATACGTCCCTGAGCGCGGGAGCCAACTTGCATGAGATTGTAAAGTTCCTGAGAAATCCGGCGGATGTCGTCCTCACTGCGCACGATCATCTGCTGTACCATAACCAGCGGGCCGCCGCCAGCAGCCGCAAAGGCCGCGCCGGTCATACCGCCCGTCACATTTGCATTTGCGTTAAGCTGGTAGTCCGTAGGAATCGCGGTCTGCATATCCTGCGCCAGCTTATTCATTACTCCATCAATATCCGAGGACATTTTCTCGGCGGCGGATACCGCCTGCCCGCCATTGTCCTCGATGGAGCCAGCCAGACCTTTTACCAGCATTTCTCCCACCCAAGCCATCTCTTTTGAAGGAGAATTGATGCCAAAAAAGCTGCAAATTCCATCCCAAATCCCGGAAATCCAGCCGGAAACTTTGTCCCAAATCCAGCCCGCGAGGCTTTGGATACCAGACCACAGGCCCTGCACAATGTTCTTACCTACATTGACGATCTGGCCCATGGAGGAGGTAAAGGCATTAACGATTCCCGCAATAATCTGCGGCACCGCCTTCACAATCTCCACAATGATGGTCGGCAGGTTTTGAATCAGCGACACAAATAGCTGAACGCCAGCCTGTATGATCTGTGGGATACTGTTAATGAGGGCATTAACCAATGAGGAAATAATCTGCGGGATCGCCGCCACAATCGTCGTAATGATCGTCGGCAGATTTTGAATGAGGGAAACCAGCAGGCGCACCCCTGCGTCTATGAGCTGAGGGATGCTGCCGACAATCGCTGTCACTAAGCCCTCGATAATCTGTGGGATTGCGGCCACAATCGCCGTGATAATATCCGGCAGAGCTGCCACCAGCGAGGTTAGCAGCTGAATACCCGCGTCAATGATCTGCGGGATAGAGGCCACGATAAACTCCACAATCGCCACAATGATGGCGGGAAGTGCCTCGACCAAAACCGGGATAGCGTTCAAAATTCCCTGCGCCAGTCCCATGACAAGCTGCAAAGCCCCCTCCAAGAGCAGGGGCAGATTTTCAATCAGTGTTTGAACCACTGTCATCAATATCTGCACAATGGTGGGAACAAGCTGCGGGAGCGCCTCTCCAATACCAAGGGCCAGCGTTGCGATCATTTGTGCCGCCGCCTCAATAAGCTGCGGCAGCAGGGCTAACAGGCCGTTTGTCAATTCCAAAATGATCGTGACCGCCGCGCTTGCAATCTGCGGCATGGCCGCCACAATTCCGTTTGCCAGAGCCACAATAATATCCACGCCTGCGTTCAGCAGAGCGGGGAGGCTGGCAAGTATCGCCTGCCCGATAACGGGAACAATGGCGGATACCTTTTCCAGCAGAACCTCGACCAGACCGCTCAGGCCCTGCGCGAAGGTTTCCGCCGAGCCAGCCGTACCTTCCAGAACCCCCTGCAAGCCTTCGCCCATGAGAGCCACAAAGGGGAGCATGGCGGTGAGTACGTCTGCCGCCATGAATTTCAGCGTTGTCATAATCGGTTCCGCAATGGCTCCCAATGCTGCGTAAGCGTCTGTCAATTCCGCCTGCGCCCGCTGGGCCTCCATTACATCACCGTTAAGCTCTTTGTAATTCTCCGCAGCCTCCTCATACAACCCGTTTAAGGTATCGGTAATGAGAGCCGCCCGTTCCTGCTCGCTGTTGCAGGAATCCAAAGAAGCCTGAAAAGCGTCCTCGGAAACACCGGCCCAGTTCAGCGCATCGGCAAGGGAACCGGTGATCTGGCCTGTCTTGGCGGTTTCATTTGCCGCCTCGGTCAAGCCTTCAATGGGAAGGCTGTCACCAAAGGTCGCCCATACGCCAGCGGCAATGTCCGTCCACTGGGCCAGTTCCTCCTCGGTGCCGCACAGCTTGGCAAGGTGATTGACCGCTTCCACGCTTCGATCTTCCTCGCCAAGAATGGAATAAAAAGACTTATAGGCTTCACCGGCCTGCTCGGTGGTAAAACCGGCAGTAATAAAGGCTGCGTCCAGCTTGGCCTGATCCTCCCGGTATTCCCGTGTAGACTCCGCAAGACCGAGAAAGCTCGCCGTCAGCCCGGCAAGGGCAGCGCCCGCAGCAACTACCGACGCGCCAATCGCCACACCCATGCCCTTGACAACTGAGCCGACCTTATCAAACTTGGAGGAGGCAGTATCCGCATCCTTGGCCGCGTCTTTCAGTTCATCCCCAAAGTCGTCCGCCTGATTGCCGGATTGTTGAAGTTCATCCCCCAGCTCGTCAATGGCCCGCTCGTTCTGCGAAAGCTCCCGCTCCATGTCGTTCAGGGCTGCCTGCGCATTATTAAGCTGCGTCTGCCATTGCTTTGTGCGCCGGTCATTTTCCCCGAAGGAATTTGTGGCATTTTGAAGCGCCTGCTGTAAGGTGCTGATTTTCTGCCGCTGGGTATCAATTTCTTGATTGAGGACGCGGTTCCGGGCGGAAAGGGCCTCCACGGATTTGTCTTGCTTATCAAACTGCGAGGCCACAAGGTTCATTTCTGAACCCAGCACTTTAAAGGTCTGATTGATTTCCGCAAGGGCCTTCTTAAATTCTTTTTCACCTTCCACACCGATTTTCAGCCCAAAGTTGTCCGCCACAGATACCACCTCCCTCCGGCGAAAACAGTCTTAAATCCCAGCCGGGATAATGTCGTCGATAAATAGCTCCCGCTTCGGCTTGCTGATTCCGTTAAACTGCTTGTGACACTCCCACAAATCCAGCAAATATCCGAAGGGCATAAGCCACGCCTCCTCCTCGGAACGGCGCAGGGGAACCGTTGCATAATAAATCAGTCGGGTAAATAACTCCTCGTCACTTACCCGACCGGCACGTTTTTTGGATCGGCCTCGCTTTCCACATGGCGCTTCGTTCCCCGGAACATGGCCTCCATGATTGCGTCCTTATAGGTCGCCAGCTCTAAGGGAGAAGTCAAAAGCTCCACCTCCTCCTCAGTGAGCAGAGGCCTCGGCTCCTCCTTGTGGCGCAGGTTATAAACCAAAACGCTCTGATTTGCCATGAGAGCGATCAGCCAGATGATTTCATCCAGCGCCATCTCAAAATTTTCCGATTTCATCAGCTTGGTGCCGAGATTTTCCAGCCCGCCGTATCTCTTGGCGATCTCCTTGGTGGCTCTGGTCGTCAGCAGCAGTTCATAAGTTTCTCCGCCAATCTGAATAGCGGCGGCGCGTTCATTTTGCTCCATCATGCAACCTCCTCTGTATAGTCAGGCTCATAAACCTCCGTGTACCAGCCGGTGATAACACTGGATTCCACCGCTGTATCATCCTCGTTGACTTCGGCTTTCCAAGGGTGTTCGTTCTTTCCGTCCAGCTTATTGCGGCGCATGACCGTCCCCTCAATCGTCGGGGTGGAAAACTCGATAGAATCTCCTTTGGTCGTCAGGTTGGTGGAAGGCACCGCAAATTTCACCCGGTAGAGCCAGAAATATCGGTAAGTGCCGTTTGCCTTGCGGGCGCGGAAGCCTACTGCCACCGGTGCGCCATCATTCTCGCTGGAAGAAATCAAAACACCGTTTGCGTCAATCTTTGCCCCGGTAAGGGCCTCGGCGGCGGCCACGCCAATATCGTCCACGCCAAGGGAAAGGGTGCCGCTCTTAAATTCCTTTACGATTTCCGCCGCGCCGTCGTCCGCATACAGCGTGGCCTCGTTCAGCTCAATCGAAAGCTCCGCGGTCATCGCCTTTGCCAGCATGACCGGGGTTCCGTATTCTTCGTCGCCGTTCTCGCCCTCCGTAATCGGAGCGTAAAACAGCTTGTCAAGCCCAATCGTCGCCATGTATTCAATCCTCCATTCCGTAATATTTCGCCACGTCTATGGCGTAGTGATGAAAACCGGTGTCGTCCTCATGGCCGATATACCGCCGGTCTGTAATCGTAAAATCCGCACCCAGCAGGGCGCGGATCATCGCGTTTTTTTGTTTGGTGTAGTTTCCCTTGTTGAAATAGGACAGCCGGGCCTCCTGTATGTCATAGAGCGGAGTATTATCCGCATGGAGGCCGAAGCTGTCCCCAAGGGGTGTAATCACCAGATATTCGTCCGGCGGGGTATCGCTGAAAATGCCGGTTTCTATGGGAATCCCCAATGGGAGCAGGCAGGCGTTCAAATCTTCCAATAAGCTCAAATTTTCCCCACCTCCTGCTCAAACTTCTGCTTCATGGCCGCAATGCAGGGAGCGCGGGAGGCGGTGCGGGCGGGCTTTAAGAAAGGCTTTGCAGGCTGTCCGCTCTTGCCATATTCCAGCACGTTGGCGATCATGGCATTGCTCCGGCCATCGGAACGCGGCTCGGCAAAACCCACCTTCACGTTATAGTTGCCTTCCCGATCAATCTTCGCCGGGGAAACACCCAGCGCAGACACCAGCTCGCCGGTGGAGCGGGACTCCTCTTTGGTATCGCGGCCAATGACTGCCTGTAAGTTGGAACGCACCTTCTCCACCACAACCTCACCGCCAGCTTCCAGAACCTTTGGAATAATCTCGTCCGTTTTATCTCCCAGCCGGGAGAGTTTCAAAAGAAAATCCTCCGGCATTTTTACCTGTACCTTAGCCACGTCGCCACACACTCCTTATCCCTCGCTTCCGCATAAATGCGAAAGCTCACTCAATCCGTTGCGGCTCCTTTTCCCCACAAAGCCCTGCGACTTTGCGGGGAGCCCCGTTCGCTTACGCTCCACAAGAAGCCACCACCTTTTTCGCTAAAATTTCCACATACATCCCGCGCCCCTTTACATCCTCCACACTGGTAATGTCATACCGGTAGCCCTCGCAGAGCAAAAACAGCTTTGTGGAGATTTCCACACCGGGAATGGCCCGGAAGCGGAACAGGTCGGTTGCCTCTGAGAAGGCCGCCCGATTCGCCCATCGCTCGCTGCCATGCCGGGCCTCATGGTAGGCCCGCACGTTTGCCAGCACAATGTCCTGCGGGGTAGAAAAACCCTCGGCATCCTTGACCGCCTCTGTGGAGAGGATTTGTACCGGGGTACGCATTTTTCCAAAGCTCATAAGCTACACCTGCCATTCCCGGTCAAGACGTAAAAGCAGATTGACCGTATTCCATACCTGCCCGCTGGCCTGCGTATTATCAGAGAAAAAGCCGCCGGTGCTGCCATCCCGGCTTTCGTAAAAGTGGGAAGACAGCATGATAACCGCTTGTTCTGTGGTAGGCGGCATGGGATTGTCTGCATAATGCCCGGCAGGTATATGCTGGTAACTTTCCGCATAGGAAACGGCTGCCGCGATATAGCCCCGCAGAAGCTCGTCGTCCTCGTCATGGGAAAGGATCAGGTTGTCTTTGACCTTTTGAAGCAATTCCTCCATACCGCCACCCCCTTATCAATCGGCAGACATAAGGCCCGCCGCCTTCAACTTGGCGAGCAGGCCGTTAAAATCAGAAACAAGTGTGGCTACATCCTCCGCCACGCTATTCGCTTGATTCGCTGCTTTGGGAACCTCAGCGGCAGGCAGGCCGGTGACAGAGGCACCCTCTTTGATTTCGAGAGTACCACCGATCACCCATCTATCGCCGCCCTGTTCCATGTAATTCTTTGCGTTATAGCTCATACGCCGCCCTCCTTACGCAGACTTCTGCTGCAATACCTTCACGGCTTCGGGAAGGATCAGCTTGCCATCTACCCGCTGGGTAGCTAAAAAGCCAACCTGCCCGGTAGTAGCGTACAGCTCGCCAAGACGGCGGAAGGAACGTCCCTGCCGATCCGCCACCCAATAATAAGAGAGATCGCCAAACAGGACGGATTTTGCACTGGCCGCCATGGCAGGCATATAGGCCGAGGTGTAGACCGGGCGGCCCAGCAGCATATCCGGGGTGCCTGCGGTAAGCGAAGGCTGCCACAGATACTGGCCGTTTCCGTCTTTGAGCTTTCTAAGGGCTTTGACCGAGGAATCGTTCATCAGGAATACCGCATTTTTCCGGTAAGGAGCTTTCAGGGAATAGAACAGGTCAAACACCTCGTCCGCCGTGAAGGCTGTGGCAGAAGCGGCGGTTACGCCAATCTCTGCGCCGCCCGTTGCGGCCAGAACCCCCAGCGGCTTTCCGGTGCCGTCGCCGGTAAAGAAGGCTTCCTCCTCCTTATTGCCGATCCGGCGAGCAAATTCGCGGGAGATATACGCCTCCAAGTCAAAAACGCTGTCGTTCAGCAGTTCCTCGGAAACCTTCACCAGCGTTCCCAGCTTGTAGGCCCCGATGGAAACCTGAGAAAATGCGTCGTCGCTCTCCGGGATATTTCCCTCCTCGTCTACCCACGAAGCTGTACCCTTAGAAGCCACCACCGGGATTTTACGGTCGCCGGAGCTGGTCTGGATAACATGAGCCAGGGTACGGAAAATGTTCTGCTCCTCCAATGCCTCAACAAGCGTGCGCTCAAATTCATCCGGCACCAGATAGCCGCCCTCAGAATCCGTACCAATCTGCAGGGCGTTCAAAATTTCGTGGGAGGGCATCTTGCTCCTCATAGCGTTCCAAAAGGAGCGGCAGTATTCCGCAGAGGCCCGGCCTGTCTTTTCCTCACCGGAAGGAGCCGCAGGCTTGCCCGTCAGCGGGGTATTGACCGGTTTGGAAAGCTCCGCGTCCAGCGCGGCCTGTCGCTCCAAGCGATCAATCTCTTTGCCGAGGTTTACTACATCGGCTTCCATCTTTTCATAGGCGGCCACATCCTCAGCGGCCAGCAGGCCATCGGCCCCGCGCTTGGTATCCAGAAAAGCCTTAGCAGCTTCCCACGCCTTAGCCCTTTTCTCACGCAGTTCCAAAATCTTGTTCATAATGAAGTCCTCCTTAAAATTTCAATAAATTAAGCCGCTGGTACAGCGGCTCGGCAGGTTGTTTCTGTTCGGTTTTCGTATGGGGCAGCTTATTTAACAGCCGGTTTGTCACCGCCCGCCGCGAGAACGCATAGCTCTCCGGTTCAGGAAGCGGTTCTTCCTTCTCGGCAAACAGGAGGTCGTCCGCAAAGCCAAGCTCCACGGCTTTGTGGGCGGACAGCCATGTTTCCGCATCCATGAGGTGTGAGAGCTTCGCCCTCGACAGCCCCGTTTTGATCTCATACGCATTGATAATTGACTCCTTTACTTCATCCAGCATGGCGATAGCCTTCTGCATTTCCTCCGTGTCGCCAATCGCCACAGTCAGCGGGTTATGCACCATCATTAAAGCAGTGGGGGCCATGAGAACCGAGGTTCCCGCCATGGCAATGACGCTGGCCGCGCTGGCGGCGATCCCGTCAATTTTGACCGTGACCGCACCCTTGTAGTCCATGAGCATACTGTAAATCTGAGAGGCCGCCACGCAATCGCCGCCCGGCGAGTTGATCCAGATGGTAATATCCCCCTCGCCAGCCAAAAGCTCCGCTTTGAAGGCTGCCGGGGTTACGTCGTCGTCAAACCAGCTTTCCTCGGCAATGGTGCCGTTAAGGTAAAGAGTGCGGCTCCCGTCCTCGGAATCCCGCACCCAGTTCCAGAATTTATTCACTTGTCTGTTCCTCCGTTTCTGTTGGATTTGTTTCTGCGGTTTTGGCAAAGGCCCCCGCATCACTGAGTTTCGTCATGGAGCCGTTTACCAGATAGAGGTCGCCACCCAGCTCCGGCGGAATCCGGTCAAGGTTTTCCAGCTCTCTTATATCGTTTGCGCTCATCCAGCCATTCTGTCGGGCCACTGCATAACCGTTCATCCGGCTGGCATAATCGCCCCGCAGCAGTCCCTCTACATTGTGCCGGATAAAATACTCCTTCTTTTCGCTGTCGGAAAACAGGCGGCGGGCCATGCTCTGTTCCCATCGGATCAGCCAAGGCTCCAAGGTGTACTTGACAAATTCCAGCGATTGCTGCTCAATGTTGGAAAAGCTGGATTTCTCCAAATCCCCGACCATGTGGGGCGGCACCCGGAAAATACGGGCGATCTCGTTGATCTGGAATTTCCGGGTGTCGAGAAATTGCGCCTGCTCCGGGGAAATACCGATAGGCTGATATTTCAAGCCCTCCTCCAAGACCGCGATCTGGTGGGAATTTGCACTGCCGCGAAAGAGTTTGTTCCAGCTTTCCCGCACCTTATCCGGGTTTTTCAATACACCGGGATGTTCCAGCACACCGCCCGGAGCCGCGTCGTTGGCGAAAAATTTCGCGCCATATTCCTCATAGGCGATAGCCATACCCACCGCGTTCTTTGCCATCGCTATGGGAGAATAGCCAACGATCCCGTCGTAACCAAGGCCGGGGATATGAAGCACCTGCTCCGGCGGCAGATAGACCTGCCCGTTTTCATCATCCACCGGCGAATCGTCCGAGCCGCGCGTATAGAGGTAATAGAGCTGGCCCCTGCTGTCCCGGTCAACCGTCATTTTCGTCGGCATTAAAGGATAAAGCCCCACAACCTCGCCTTTGCCGTTGCGGATGATCTGCGCGTAAGCATTGCCATACAACAGCAGGTGGCTCATAAGCGTTTCCCGGAAGGTAAAGGAAGTCATTTCCGGGTTGGGTTCGTCATGGAGCAGCAGGTAAAGCGGATGGTCGAGGGCTTTTTCCTTGCTCCCGTCCTTGCCGTAGCGGTAAACATGAAGCGGCAGGCCAGCCACCGCCTCAGAAAGAATACGGACGCAGGAATAGACAGCGGTCATTTGCATAGCCGTCCTTTCATTCACCGGCTTGCCGCTGGTAGAGCTGCCGAAGAAAAAGGAAAAC